CGCAGCAGTAGCAGCAGTAGTTACACCTGTTGGTGGAACAACTGTTACACGCGAAGCACGCACATACTCACCAGAGGCTGAAGTTTCATTCGTGAAGGATGCGTTCAACGCACAATTCAAGAACGATTACGCAGCACAAGAGCGCCTTGCTCGCCACACAAAGGAAGAAACAATTGAGCGCCGCGCAGTTGGAACATCTGCCTTTGCTGGTCTTGTAATTCCTCAGTACCTAGTTGACCTTGCTGCACCATTTGCACGCGCAGGCCGTCCAACTGCAGACTTCGCAACAAGCAAGCACACCTTGCCTGCTGCTGGTATGTCACTGGAAATTAGCCGCATGACAACAGGAACATCAACTGCAATTCAGGAAACACAGAACACTGCAGTTTCTTTGACAGACCCTGATGACACACTACTTTCAATTCCTGTACGCACGATTGCAGGACAAGCTGACCTATCACGCCAGGCAGTAGAGCGCGGAACAGGCATTGACACATTCGTTGTTGCTGACTTGATTCGTTCATGGCACACAACAGTTGATGCACAGGTTCTAAACGGAACAGGCTCAAACGGTCAGTTCACAGGTATCCGCAACGCTGGTGGAAATGCAATCACTTACACTGCAACAACACCAACAACTGCACTTCTTTACTCAAAGTTGGCAGATGCGTACCAGCAAGTTGAGAGCAATGTTTTCATCGCTCCAACTCACATCATCATGCACCCACGCCGTCTAGCAGCAATTCTTGCTTCATCAGACACAACAGGCCGCCCAATCGCAGTTCCAACTGCAAACGGTCCAATGAACTCAGTAACTGCAGGCGCAGGTTTGCCAGGATACGGTAACTCAGGTTACTCAATCATGGGCCTACCAGTTGTTACTGATGCAAATGTTGGCACTGCATACGGCGCAGCAACAAACCAGGATGAAATCTATGTTGTTGCAGCACCCGAAATGCACCTATGGGAGCAGGCTGGTTCACCATTCGCGCTTTCATTCGATCAGACAATTGCAGGGTCATTGACTCTTAAGACAGTTGTTTATGGTTACGGCGCGTTCACTGCAGGGCGTTATCCACTAGCAGCCTCAATTATTTCAGGCACTGGTTTGGTAGCTCCAACTTTCTAATCGAAAGTTAAACAATTGTAAGAGGCGGGTCTTTCTCCCCCGACTGGCCCGCCTCTTACTTCTTAAATGATTCGGGGGAATCTATGAAATCAGCACACAAAGTTTCAATTGCAAGTTGCGACCCAGGAACAGTTAATGGCGGGTTTGCATTTAGTTTGATTCAGGTTGCTCAGTCACGATCATCACGACTTGGGCCATTCATTCGCATCAAGGGTTCAGGATTGCTTTCAAAGCAACGCAACCGTTTGGTGAAACAGTTTTTAGAAACTAAATCTGACTGGTTACTGATGATAGATTCAGATGAGCAACTATCTGTTGAAGCATTTGATAAGTTAGTTGAAACGGCACACGACACAGAGCGCCCAGTTGTAGCGGGATTGGTATTTGCTAGTTTTGAAACAGGCTATCCATACCCACAACCAGTGCCAACAATTTTTGAAGATGCTGCTGAAGGTTTCTTGCCACTAAACAAGTACGATAAAAATTCAGTTTTTCAAGTAGATGCAGCAGGTACTGGATGTTTGCTTATCCATCGCAGCGTGCTTGAGGCAATTCAGGCAGATGCCGACCCACACCAGGGAAAAGATTGGTGCTGGTTTTGGGATGGACCTATTAACGGTGAATGGATTGGCGAAGATTTACAATTTTGCCGCCGCGTTCGCTCGTTAGGTTTTCCAATACATGTTCACACAGGCGCGATACTGCCTCACTCAAAGAGCTACTGGTTAGATGATAGGCAGCACGATATATGGAACGCATAAAACGAATTTTAAGAATTAAGGTAAAATCAAAGGAAACCGCTACCGCCGTTCCACAACTGGAACGCGCAATGCTTCCCAAAGTAGAAACGAGAACCACGCGTGGCGATCACTAACGGGTATGTAACCCTGAATGAAGTTAAGGATGCACTCAATCTTGAGGATTCAATTGACAATGCAGCCCTTGAAATGGCTATTGCAACCGCTTCACGCCAAATAGATGATTATTGTGGCCGTTTCTTTTACAAAGATGGCACTGAATTATTGCCTGCAACTCGTTACTACACCCCTGATAACTGGTGGATTCTTCCTGTTGATGACTTTGTGAGTATTACACAACTTGCAACTGATGACTTTTTTGATCAAAACTACTCAACTATTTGGAATATCTCAGATAGAATGTTTGAGCCTGTTAACAACCCTTCCCGTGGATGGCCACGCAACCGCATTTTGGCAATCGGTTCTTATGTTTTCCCACAATTGTTGCCGCAATCTGTTCGCGTTCGTGGTGTTTTTGGCTGGTCTGAAGTGCCTTATGAGGTAAAGACTGCAGCAAAGATTCAGGCATCACGCCTGTTTCTTCGTAACCAATCACCATTTGGCATTGCTGGTAACACAGATTTAGGAACAGTGCGCTTGGCTGCAAAGCTAGATGCCGATGTTGAGGCACTACTGCGCCCCTTACGCAAGAACAATGGCTTGGCCGTATAATGTTGCCAAGTGAGGTTAGAAACGGCTTAAAAGCCAACCTAGAGACTATTAAAGGGATGCGCGTTTATGAACTAATCCCTACGGTGCCAGTTGCACCAGCAGCCATTGTTGGTCAGTTAGATTTTACTTTTGATTTGAATAATGCCCGTGGTTTAGACCAGGCAAATTTAGATATTATTGTTTTGGTTCAGCGCTTTACAGAGCGTTCAGGCCAAAATGAACTTGATAAGTATCTTGCAGGCAGTGGGGCTTACTCAATCAAGGCAGCAATTGAATCTGATCTAACTCTTGGTGGGGCTTGCAATACTTTGCGTGTCACATCAGCCGAAGCGGGTAATTACGCATCAGGTGATATTGAGTTTCTTTCATACCGTTACCGTCTCACCGTTTGGGGATAAGGAGAAAAATGAGCTATACAGTTACCTCAGATAAATTTGAGGCGAAGAAAAAAGGCGAAACAATCACAGACAAAGAATTGCTTGAACTAGGACTGAACGCAGATGCCCTAGTTGCAGGTGAACATCTCAAGAAAACAGTAACAACTAAACCAGCAACAGTAGAGGAAACAAAATAAATGGCCCGTATAGTCCTAACAGATGCTTCAGTTGTAATCAACGGCATCAATCTCAGCGAGTTTATTACGAGCGTGGCACTTTCAACCAGCGAAGATGTGGTTGATACTACAGGTATGGGTTCGGCTGGAGCGCGTACCAGACAAAGTGGCCTTGCAGATAATTCAGTGACATTTGAATTTAATCAAGATTATGCAACATCTGCACCTGAAGTAACAATCAATGCAGTTGGTTCATCACTTGTTGGAACAAATGTAACTTGTGTAGTAAAGCCAACATCAGCAGCGGTAGGTGCAAGCAATCCTAGTTATACATTTTCTGCGGTTGTTGCTGAGTGGCAAGCCATTTCAGGCGCAGTCGGTGAGTTAGCCACGATTTCTGCAACTTGGCCGATCTCAGGCGTAATTACAAAGGCGGTTTAATAGATGCCACGCTTAGTTTTAACAAATGCTTATGTTGTATTTGCAAGCAACGATATTAGCCAATATGTGACTTCAGTATCGCTTGCAACATCATATGATGTTATTGACACAACAGGAATTTCAACTACAGGTGCAGCTCGTACCCGTGTTGCTGGTCTTGCTGATAACTCAGTTACAATTGAGTTCAATCAAGATTATGCAGACAATGCACTTGAAGAACTAATCAATGGAACTACCACAACAAATGGAACTGTTGGGTTGGTTGCAGCAATGGAAATTCGCCCAGTTAACACTACAGTTAGCGCAAGCAATCCAAAATATACTTTCAACGCCCTTGTAGCCGAATGGCAGGCAGTTTCAGGTGCCGTGGGAGAATTAGCAACAGTCTCAGTAACTTGGCCTATTTCAGGTCCAATTGCAAAAGCAATTTCATAATCTACTAAGGGGGAAAAGATGGATGGATTAGCAATAAAGGTAAAGACAACTGATGGTGTTGAAAAGTCATATAAATTAACACCACGCATTATTGTTGCCTTTGAACAAAACTTTGGTGCAGGTATGCCAAAGTTGCTTGGAGAGCAACAGAAAATTGAACACATCTATTGGCTTGCGTGGAAATGCCAGCAAGTAGATGCTCAAAATAATGGTGGCACACCTGTTAAATTGTTCGGCCCCGAATACTTAGACAGTATTTTGAGCGCAGAATTGGATGCTGATAGTTCTTTCGAATCCACCGCAACAGCCTAACTTATACGGTTGCTGCGGTGGCCTGCGAAACTGGCATTAGTCCAATTGATTTATTAGATGCCCCTGAAGGTATCTTTGAAGCAATGATGATTTACCTAAAGGAACGAGCTAAAGAAAATGGCTGATGATGTAATTGTTTTAACTGGCATCAAAGAAACTATTGATGCCTTAAAAGAATTTGATAAAGATGCCGTTAAGCGTTTCAACAAGGTTATCAATACTGAACTTGCTGGCGCTCAAAGAGATGCTCGTAACATCATTAGTGAAGAACCACCAATGAGCGGTTGGCGTAAGGCAGATGCTGCCAAAGGCCGTGTTCGTGGTGGCAAGGGTTGGCCAGGGTGGGATGCTGGCGAAATTAAAAGCAAGATTACAAAGACAAAGGCTCAAGGCAAAGTTCGCAAAGGCGATTACACAACCAGTGCTGGTGCATTGCTTAACAAGTCTGCAGCGGGTGCAATCTTTGAAGTTGCTGGCAAGAAAACTAAGGCAGGATTTGGCAACAGTTCAGCCGATCAATTCCTGCGTACTCTTGGCAACAGATTTGGCAAGGCTTCGCGTGTAGTATGGCGTGTTGTTGATAAAGATAGAGCAAGAATTGAAGCAAATGTAAATCGTGCTTTAGAACAGGCAAAGATTGATTTGCAAAATCATCTAAACAAGGAGCGTGCATAAATGGCAGTTGGCGCAGTTGTTGCCCGCATCCTCACCCAGTATTCTGATAAAGGTTCAAAGGCTGCTCAAAAAGACATTTCAAAACTTGGCAAAAACATTGATGGGTTTGCTAAGAAATCTACAAGAGCATTTGGATTAGCGGCGGCGGCATCTGCAGCATTTGCCCTTAAAATTGGCAAGGATGCAGTTCAAGCTGCTATTGCAGATCAAAAATCCCAAGCAATGCTTGCTAACTCTTTGCGTAATACTGTTGGCGCAACAGATGCTGCAATTGCTGGTACTGAAACTTACATAACTGCAATGCAAAAGCAATTTTCGGTTGTAGATGATGAGTTAAGGCCAGCAATGGCGGCACTAACTGCCGCAACTGGGTCAGTAACTGCAGCACAATCATTGATGCAAACTGCTCTTGATGTAAGCGCAAATAGAGGTGTTGATTTAGCAACATCTGTTAATGCAATTATTGCTGGCACAAGAGGTCAATATAGGGCATTAGCAAAACTTGTTCCAGGTTTAGATTCAGCCACACTTGCAACAAAAGATTATGGCAAAATTCTTGATACGGTAAGCAAACTTACCGCTGGTTCAGCATCAAAACGCGCCCAAACGCTTGAATATCGTTTAATGGGATTGAAAATTGCATTTGGTGAAATCCTTGAAACTTTGGGTTATGCGCTTTTGCCAATTATGGAAAAGTTTGCAACAACCATTTCAACAAAAGTTTTACCAAGAATTGAAGCATTTGTTGCTTTGAATAAAGACAAGTTAGCGGCTAGTTTTCAGATCGCAGCAGATTTTGCAGTAAAGTTACTTACAGTTGCCATTTCATTTGGCGATTGGATTTCTAACAATATGGGCCTTGTTAAGACAATGGCAGCCTTGATCGCTGGAATGTTTGCAGTAGGTCGCGCTTCAGCCTTTATCATTATGCTGGGTCAGGTTACGGCAGCGATGGCATTGCTTCGCACCACCGCAGTAGGTGCAGCGGTTGCATCAGCTTTTGCAACAGGCGGTGTAAGCACCGCAGTAGGTGCTGCAGCGGTTGCAGGTATTCTTGCAGCAGTCGGTGTTGCAGCAATGGCACCATCTGGAACTTCAAGCAGTGGTGGTAGGAGTACGGCAGGAACAGGCAACCCATTGCCTAAAATTACATCAGGTGGGGCGCAAAGAGGTGCAGCACCAAAACTGGGATTCCCTAACAACTTTGGAGCAGCAGCACCATCAATAACAACACCAAGTGCAGATAGAACACTTCAAGAATTCTTAAAAGCACTTAATAAAAATACAACCGCAACTGTAAAAAACACAAAATCAGTTATGGATATTGCAACAGAAAATGCCCGCAAAGAATTGGCTGCACGCCAAAAGGCGCTTTCAGGTTCAGCTTCAATTGCAATCGGCGGTGCTGGCAGTAAGATTTATGGACCAAGAGGCGCAACAACAGTAATTGTTAATAATCAAGGTTCAGTAATTTCAAATAATGATTTAGTTACAAGCATTGTCAACGGCATTGAAAGAACAACTCGCCGTAGTTTTGGAACCGTTGGAGCGTTTGATAGATAATGCCAGCCTTTGACGGTACAACTTCGCCTTCAGTTGCAGTTCAATTCTTAAAAAGTGGAACTTGGACTTCAGCAACAATAACTGATGTTCTTCAAATTGATATTCGCCGTGGTCGAACACGCCAAAATGAACGCGATCAATCAGGAATTGCAGTTGTAAATTTCAATAACACCAGTGGTTACTACGACCCTGACAATACAAGCGCTGGCAGTCCGTGGGTTGTATCAGGTGCAAGTATCTTGCGCGATGGCCTGCAAATGCGCGTTGTTGCAACTATCGGTGGCACCGCTTATCCGCTTTATTACGGTTTTCTTGAAGAAACAAAAGTAAATCAAGGCATTGGACCAACTTCAACAATGACCTTTGTTGACGGCATTGCATACATCGCCGATGCCCAGGCACCAGCACTGGCAGCGCCAGCAAACGCCGAAACCGCAGCCACTCGCGTTGGCCGTATGTTGACTTTGGCAAAATGGGCAGGTTCGAGCAGTTTAACTGGCACCGTCAATTTGTTGCCAACAGTTCAAGGTCGCTCTTGTATGGAGTTGATTTATCAGGCAGTTGATTCTATTGCGGGCCGTTTTTATATCTCACGCTCAGGTGTTGCAACATTGGTGCCATTGGCCGATAAGTTCAGCCGCCCAACTCAATTGCTTTTTACTGATAACGCTGCAAGTAACACTGTTGGGTACAGTCAACTTTTTACAAATCCTGGCACTTATTATGTAATCAACCAAGCAGTTATCAATCGCGGCGATTACAAGCAATATACATCAGAATACACACCAAGTTCTAATGCTTATGGAATTGCCAAAAACCCTATTGATGCACCTGTTGCAACTGATGACAATGCTCAAAATTTAGCTTTATATCAATCACGCTATATGGCATTGCCAACAACTTATGTTGAACGCATTGATTTCAATGTTTTAGCAGTTGGAACTTATGGTGCTTTGTATCCTGACTTTTTAGCAACAGAATTAGGCGATCAGGTAAGCGCAGTTCGCACAACTTATGATGGTCGCACTATTCAATGGAACCTTGTAGTTGAAGGAATGGGTCACACGATTACTCAAAACAACTGGGTTTGTTCTTATACAACTTCAGCCATCAACCCATATTCAATCACGATTTAGGGGGTAGCAGATGCCATTATGTCCACAAATCACTAACACCCCTGTTGCCGTTACTTTAACTGGAGATTTTACAGTTACCAATGTTTTGCCAACAGGCAAAAACAAAACCTTTTATCAAACAACACCGCCAACTGGCGGGATGCTTGAAGGCGATCTTTGGGTTGATACCGATGACAAAAACAAGTTGTACCGCTTTACAAACGGGGCGTGGGTTTCGGTTCAAGATGGCAGTATTGCAGATGCCGTTAGCGCCGCCGCCGCAGCAGCAGCAGCAGCAGCGGCAGCGCAGGCGGCAGCCAATGCAGCTTTAGCCGAAGCAGCGATTGCCTACAATGAAGCCATCAATTCACTGCAGCCAAGTGCCTTTGCAATTCAAAATCCGACCACAAAGCAACTTTCTTCAATTGATGCAACAGGATTAACAGTTTATTCAGGAGCATCCGCAACATCGGGTGCGCGTGTTGTTCTCAATTCAACTGGCCTAGCAGGATTTAATGCAAGCAATGTTGCAACATTTTCAGTTAGTGCCACAACAGGTGCAGCAGTCTTTTCGGGCGCAGTTACTGGTGCAACTATTACAGGTGGCACTCTTAACATTGCAGGAAATGCAATTATTGATGGAACAGGGCTTTTGACTGCAACTGGTGCAACCATCACAGGAACAATCAATGCAACTGCTGGATTCTTTGGAAGTAGTAGCAACGGTTTTTCAATTAACTCAACTGGTCTAGTTGGCGTTGGAAGCGGCTTAATTGTTGGCGGCACAATTACAACAAGTGGTGGTTCAACGGCAGTAAGTATGGTTGGCTCAACTAACTCAATCACATTCAAAACAAATTCAACAAATGTTGCTCACCTTTTGCCATTAAATACTGGCGGTGGTTCACCTGCCTTTGGCCTGCTAATGCACTACGCAACAGGTGGTAGTGCGCCTGACCCTACAGGTGGAACATTTCCACAAATGTTTGTAGGTCAAGCAAATCTTTCAATGTCGGCAAGTTCAACGCACTCTATTGGTGTTTCAACTTCAATTGGCATAAATCTCAGTGCATCAAGTGGTGGCATTAACCTTAACAACCAAACTAACTATCCAGGCGTTGCAACAGGCGCTGGTACTACAATGGTGGTTGTTACTACTGGTTCAAGAGTTGCAATTGTTACATCATCTGAACGCTTCAAAGAACAAATTGAATACATCAACACAACTGGTTGGCTTGATAAAGTTTTAGCAATGAAGCCAATTACCTATAAGACAAGCGAAGATTTTACAACCGAAGGCGAGCCAAACGAAACACAGATTGGTTTCTTGGCTGAAGATATTTATGACATTGGGGGCGATTTGGAAAAGGCGGTAGTTCTTGACCCGCTAGGTGACCCATTCTCATTGTCTTATGACCGCCTAACGGTTTTCTTAATGCTTGCAATCAAAGAACTCAAAGCTGAAATAGACACACTCAAGGGGGAATAATGGAACAAGAGATAGACATTCAAGAAGTGTTAAAAAATATGCGTGAAACCATTGGCGTACTCGCCCAAGAAAACGCAGTTTTGAAAGCACAACTAACAACTAACTCATAACGGAGAACCGCGCAAATGACACCAGCAAACTGGGCAGGCTTAATTGTTTCTATCATTGCAATCGTAAGTGGATTTGCAGGGGCAGTTCGTTGGCTTGTGAAGCATTACTTGAATGAATTAAAGCCTAACGGTGGCAGTTCAATGCGCGATGCAGTTGCCCGACTTGAAACTCAAATGGAAATTGTCCTTGAGTTGGTAAAGAACAAGTGAAATTAGCAAGCAAGGCATCACCAGCGGCGTTGGCGGTGCTACGCCAAGCCACCGCCCTGAAGCCATTGCGCAAGAAGGCATCTGACGGCTTACTGCCATCTGCTGCCCACCTAAAGCAAAATCCAAATTCAGATCACAATACTGGTTTGGCCGTTGACCTTACCCACGACCCTAAGAATGGTATTGATTGCGCTGATATATTTGAAAAGCTAAAAGATGACAAGCGCGTTTCCTATTTAATTTTTAACCACCGCATTTGGCTCTTTAAGCAAGGCGAAAAAAAGTATTCAGGCTCAAATCCACACGAAAAGCATTTACACATTTCTATCAAGGCTGAATATGCCAAAGATGATTCACCCTGGTTTGCTTGGTTAGACAAGCCAAAGAAAACACCTAAAACGGTTGCAAAAACGGCAATTGCTAAGATACAAAAACCAAAAAAGAAGCCAGTTAAGACAAGCAACGATAAATTGCGCAATAAGTCTTTGCTGACATTACTGCTCAAGAGAGGCAACAAATGAAAAACTTAAAGAAGAAACTACAGAGCAAAGAATTCAAGGCTGCTTTTAAGTCTTACTTGCGAGCAGTATTAGCATCAGCAGCAGCAATGGGTATTGCATTGCTCACAGATATTGCACCTGAATATGCTATTCTTATTGGTGGGCTTACAGCTCCAATTGTAAAATGGGCAGATAAAACTGAACAAGATTTTGGTCGTAAGTTTGATCAGGCTGCGAAGTAATTAAGTAGTAATCCACCCCTAGTTTTTTGGAGCGACACAATGGCAGGTGAATACAACTTCACAATCGAGCAAGGCGCAACTTTCAATCTTTTAATGACTTGGAGAATTGACAATGTGCCAGTTAATCTAACTGGTTACACTGCCCGCCTACAGGCACGCATTGATGTTGATGAAACTGAAACAATCCTGTCACTTACAACAGGTGCTGGCATTACTCTTGGCGGTGCCGCTGGCACAATCAGCCTAGATCAAACCGCAACACAAACTGCCCTATTGCCAAAGGGTGAGTATGTCTATGACTTAGAGCTACAATCAAGCGGTGGCATTGTCACCCGCTTACTACAAGGTGAACTTAACATTTCTGCAGAGGTGACTCGATAATGGCCACAAGCGTTGTAACAATTAACACTGAAGATATTGATGTTGTCATCTCTAATGCACAAGGCCCACAGGGTGTTCAGGGTCCTACTGGCGCTACTGGTGCAACAGGAAATACAGGCGCAACAGGTGCAACAGGTATTGGCGCAACAGGCGCAACAGGCGCAACAGGTGCAACTGGTGTTCAAGGAAATGTTGGAGCAACAGGTGCAACTGGTGCTACAGGTGTTCAAGGTGCAACTGGTGCAACGGGTCCTCAAGGAATTCAAGGAATTCAAGGAATTCAAGGTGAAATCGGTGCAACTGGTGCTACGGGTGTTCAAGGTAATGTTGGTGCTACTGGACCGCAAGGAATTCAAGGTGAAGTTGGAGCAACGGGTGCAACTGGCGTTCAAGGTTTAACTGGTCCTACTGGTGCAACAGGTGTAAGCGGTGCAGATTCAGTTGTGCCTGGACCTACGGGAGCAACAGGACCCGCAGGTGAAATTGGAGCAACTGGGTCACAAGGAAATGCTGGAGCAACTGGTGCAACTGGACCGCAAGGTGAAGTTGGAGCAACGGGTGCAACTGGACCTGTTGGAGCAACGGGTGCAAGCGGTGCTGATTCAACCGTTCCTGGCCCTACGGGAGCAACGGGGCCTGCAGGTGCAGATGGTGGTTCAGCAAGCATTTTTGAATATGCAGCCGATACTTCAAGCACAACTGGCAGACCAGGTGCAGGTGATATTCGTTGGGGTAATGCAACTCAAATAAACTCAACTCGTATCAACATTGATCACCTTGACGATAACGGCGATGATATTGATTTCTTGCTTGCATTATTAAAGGAAAACGATTTTCTTATCATTCAAGATCGCGATGTAAGCCAAAACTTTCAAAAGTTTAAGATTACTGGCGCATTAACAATTCAAACAGGCTATGTTGAAGTTCCAGTAATTCTTGATTCATCAGGTGGAACTGGAACAACTAACTTTGCAAACTTTCAGCTTTTAGTTCTTGTTACAATTTCAACTGGTTTAACAGGTGCTACTGGAGCAACTGGACCTCAGGGTGTAACGGGAGCAACTGGACCTATCGGTGCAACTGGTGAAACAGGTGCAACTGGTGTAACAGGTGCAACTGGGCCTCAAGGAATTCAAGGCGATGTTGGTGCAACAGGTGCGCAAGGAAATGCTGGAGCAACTGGAGCAACTGGCGCAACAGGCCCGCAAGGTATTCAAGGTGATACAGGTGTAAGCGGTGCAACTGGTGCAACAGGTGTTCAAGGTGTAACTGGCGCAACGGGTGCAACTGGACCTCAAGGAATTCAAGGCGATGTTGGAGCAACGGGTGCAGTTGGTGCTACGGGTGCTACTGGACCGCAAGGAATTCAAGGCATCCAAGGTGATGTTGGAGTAACTGGCCCTATCGGTGCTACTGGACCGCAAGGAATTCAGGGTGAAGTTGGAGCAACGGGAGCAACTGGAGCAACGGGTGTAAGCGGTGCTAATGGTGCAGTTGGAGCAACAGGTGCGACTGGACCGCAAGGAATTCAGGGTGAAGTCGGTGCGACAGGTGCTACTGGACCTTCAGCTTTAACAACAAAAGGTGATCTTGCAACATTTTCAACAACAGTAGATCGCCTTCCTGTTGGAACTGCTGGACAAACACTCATAGTAGATAGCACAACAAGCACTGGTTTGAAATGGGATAAAACATTAGATGCTTTTATTTTTATTTCACCTGAAGAAAGATTTACTGTTTCAGCAACGGCAGCAACTGGCACAATCGCATTTGATGCTTCAACACAGGGAGTGCTTTATTACACAACAAATGCTTCAGGCAACTGGACATTAAATGTTAGAGGAGATTCAGGCACTACCTTAAACTCAATTCTAACTACTGGTGACACAATTACAGTGGCATTTTTAGTCACTAACGGTGCAACCGCTTACTATCAAACAGCGTTTCAAATTGATGGAAGTGCAGTAACGCCTAAATTTAGCGGTGGTACTGCGCCTAGCGCTGGTAACGCATCAAGCATTGATGCCTACTCATTCACAATTATTAAAACTGCCAACGCAACCTTCACTGTTCTTGGTGCAGGCCCAATCAAGTACGCATAGGAGATCAGATGCCATTTTTTGCACCCGTTGGCGGTGGAGCTATAGGTAAGGCAACCGTCACTGCTACAACAGGTTCACCCAATATCAATACTACTGCACGCCCTGGCAAAACTATTTACCGTTTCAATGCTTCAGGAACGATCACAATTGGTGTTACTGGAACGGCTGAAATTTTAGTTCTTGGCGGTGGCGGCGGTGGGAAATCGTCAGGGGGCGGCGGGGGTGCGGGTGGATATTATTATGCAGCAAGTGCATTGCTTGCAGCAGGAACTCTTACTGTAACTGTTGGCGCAGGCGGTGCTGGAAACAATGGTTTTGCAAGTGCTTTAGGAAACATTGTTGCAGTTGGCGGGGGTTCAGGTGGCGGAAACCAAAATGCAGGTTTTAATGGCGGTTCAGGTGGCGGTTCAGGCTATAACTCAACTGCTGCTGGCGGTTCTTCTACATTAAGTCAGGGAAGCGCAGGGGGAGCAAATGTTAGCGGTGGAGCAGGTGGGGGCGGTGGATTTAGTGCGGCAGGTGCGGCAGGTGCAAGCGGTCAAGGTGGTGCAGGTGGAAACGGTATTGCTAACTCAATCACAGGCACATCACTTACAAGAGCAGGTGGGGGCGGCGGGGCAAATTCAATTTCTCCAGGGGCGGGTGGAACAGGCGGGGGTGGTGCGGGTGCTTCGGGTGTAAATACTCCAACTAATGGTACTGCTAACACGGGCGGTGGGGGCGGGGGGTCTGATAACTTCCCAAGTAACGGTGGTTCAGGTCAAGTATTTGTGGTGATTGGATAATTATGGCGCACTTTGCAAAGATGGAAAACGATATTGTTCGTGAAGTTGTTGTGATCAGCAACGAAGTTTTAGAAAATAAAGAGTTTCCTGAATCAGAACCTTTGGGAATTGCATTTTGTAAAGAAACATTCGGAGCTGACACAGACTGGTTGCAGACTTCTTACAATGGCAATTTCAGAGGTAAATACGCAGGCAGCGGAGATACTTACGACCCTATTCTTGATGTGTTTGTTTCAATATAATCTTCTTTCTTAAAAACAGATTCGGGGGAGAACAATTGCGTTTTCATATTGTGGCACTGCCACACACACAGGTAACAAAAGAGTTCGCAGGATGCGCCTTTACTGAAAAGGTCAGGCGTTTTTGTATAATGATGAATGACTTAGGCCACGAAGTTTATCTTTATGCTGGCGATGAAGTTGAGGCACCTGTTACAGAGTTGATTACCTGCGTTTCAAAGAAGCAACAAGAGGCAGCACTTCACGGTGTAGCTCACTACACCCAGTTCCCGTTTGACGGGTGGCTTTGGGATAAGTTCAATGCAAAAGCCATTGCTGAAATTGCAGATCGCATTGAAAAAGAAGATTTCATTTGTTTGATCGGCGGCAGCGCACAAAAGCCAATTGCCGATGCCTTCCCAGCGCATTTAAGCGTGGAGTTTGGCGTTGGCTACGGCGGCGTGTTTGCCAAGTACCGTGTGTTTGAGTCTTATGCCTGGATGCACTCAATTTATGCAGGGTGGAAAAACCCAACAACGGCAGATGGCCAGTTTTATGATGCGGTCA